ATGGCAGAAAGGTCAGCGCAAGACTTCGCAAACATACCAGCGCACTGTCCACCATACATAGGTGTCGCAACAAACAAACCTTGCTGCTTCAGTTTATCCATATCGATCTTAATTTCCATTATTTTACATCCTTATAGTGGTCATTGTAAAGGCACATCAGAGTATAATGAAGAGTCTTCATCAAATCATCTTTATTGTTACCGTTCTTTTTTCCATAACGCCATAGATATTTTAATGCTGTGTTACGAAAGGTGGGAGTAGCATCATCAAGAGCAATCCAAGCATCAAAGCATTGTACATTGTTCTCTGTCTGATAATGAGCGTTATATGTATTATCAATATACTGCTTAAAATCAGCTATGATCTTACCTTCAGCATATTTATAATCTATATGCTTAGTTCTTGGTGTTTCTGGTGATAATTTAATTTCTTTTGTCATCAATCAACTCCATTATACATTTAAAAACTTCTTCCTGTTCTTCATATGTGTTATTGAAATGTTTTTCGATATGAAATAACAAACTAAGATTTGAAAGAATATTAGCTATCTTAGTTTCTCTACCAGAAAGCCAAGTTTCGTTTTGATTGCTACCTCTTTCACTATATCTATCTTTACGAACTTGTTTATGGGTTTCAAGATATATAATATTCAAATCATATTTTTCAGCACAATTTTCTAGGAATGAAGATGTGAAAAGACGATCGCCCTCGTAAAGGACAACCGAATTATCTGAGAGAGTTGACAAGAACTTTATCGCTTCTGGCTGTACTGCCATAGACATTTTATCAGTGCCGCTAAACACTTCTCCTTCGTCATACTTACCAAGAAAGTAAATATCATTCTTCTGTAAATAAGGAACAAGCTTCACTTCATTATACTTCTTTATAGGATTGTAATAATCCAACAGCCTGTTCATCAATGTTGATTTACCAGATCCAGGTTCGCCACCAATAGCAATAACTTTCATTTATGCCTCACATTTTCTTTTTCAACAAGATCAGAAACTACATGTACAATTCTAACACCAGGAACAATTTTCTTTATCTCTTGAATCTGAATTTCATCATCTTCAAAATGAACTCCGTGTTGCATTTCATTCTCAATCAAGTTCTTGATTATAATACCCTTGAAACGACCAGAAGTCAACCTAGTTTTTTCATCAAATTTGATAGGATTGAAAAAAATAAAATTGTCAATTCCCTTGCGTTTCATCATAGCATATGTTTCTTCGGCTTCTTCATAGCTACGACCAGTGATGATGATATCATCCTTTCCAGGATAGATACCATCATATTCACCTAGATTAATAACACCATCTATATCGTAAGTGTTAAACATTGTAGTTGTTCACAGCCTTTAGCTTTTCCTTATCAAGTGAAGCGAAAGCAGCACATTCAGCCTTAGCATCTGAGTACTGCATCTGCTGCGGAGGAGTCTTTTGAGTCCAGGCAGAAGGACCACGAAGCGCACCAACGATACCCATTTCCTTAGCAACCTTCAGATAACGGATAGCATCAATAACAACACCTGCTGAGTTTTCTGAATCCTGAACAGACAACTTACAATCAATTGTAATCGGTGCATCACCAAAACCACGAAGGCGAATGTTAAGGTAAGCAACCTTGTTATCCTTGAGATAAGGAATGAAAGTTGACGGACCAGCAAACAAAGCTTCTGGGTCAATAGGAATACCGCGAAGATCGTTTTGAGCACGAATTACATTCTCCTTTGACTTCTTCTTTGAAGACAAACGAGACTGAACCATCATATTGTTAAAGTCAGTGTTACCTCCAATATTCAGCTGCTGATGAAAGTCAACAACTGCGCCTCTATCAAAAGCAAGTTCCTGAAGAACCTGAGAAAGAATAGAAGCTCCAACCTGAGAACGCATATCATCTCCAATAAGAGGCAATCCTGCATCAATAAACTTCTTTTCCCAAACAGGGTCAGATGCAATGAAAACAGGAATACAATTTAGAAAAGAAACCTTAGCATCGATGCAACACTGAGCATAAAACTCAGTTGCCTGCTGAGATCCAACAGGAAGATAATTCAAAACAATATCTGCCTTGGTTTCATTAAGAACCTTAATAACATCTACTGGTTCTTCATTAGAAACGCGGAAACCATATTTCTCTGGCTGCGTTTGCATATATTCACTAACACCATCGAGAACTGGGCCCATCTGTACAATAGGACCATCTGGCACATCTTCACAAAATACTCGAGCACAGTTTGGCTTTGCAAAGATAGCTTCGCCAACAGGACGACCAACCTTACGACGATCAACATCAAATGCTGCTACGATTTGAATATCAGCGGGATGATACCCGCCAATGCGAGAGAACATAATACCAGGGATATTATCCTCGTCGTGGTCCTTATAATATTCTAGACCCTGATACAGGGACGAAAAACAGTTACCTACGCCAACAACGGCGACACGAATCTTCTTTGACATTTTATCTCCTTTATGTCAGTTTATTAACGAGAGAATTCTTGACTGGAGGAAGAGTAGCTCTCGGCGTGAGATACACGCTTAACTCAATCATTATACTTTAGTTGGCTCAAGAAATAAAGCCTTTTGTATAGCTATAGTCAACATTTTTATCAGCCCATGCGGGATGATTTTTATCTTTGAACTTGAGAAAGCGAACAGGATTGTATCTAATTTTTAGATCTTCTTGTTCGCTTGCTGATAGAGTGTTCCAACTATTTTTAATTGTTTGTAGAGAAGGTGGAATAATTTTTGGGAGGTTCAATAATTTATGCGCATCTATTTCATCTTTATATAGGTAATGAGTGTTCAAGTTTAATCCAAAATGAGTTAGAATTTTAAAATATTCCTGATGATAACCATAGTTGTCAACAAGATTATTTCCTTTTGTCATAAATCCAATTTCATAAGGCAACCAATTAACCTTCACATCATCATCATAATCAGCCCAAGCTTCTCGAAGTCTATCATATCCTTCTATCAATTCATTAGTAGTCCAGAATGTAAACTCTTTAATCTTAGGACCATAGGCAGTTTTACGAAACTCACATTCAACTGACTCGATATTATAGATGTCAACATGAAAAGGTATACGTTTATTCACCTGTTCCATCAGTTCAAACGTTTTCTCTTCCATAAGTTTGATGTCAGCTTTTGTTGGTTCATACTTAACAATGCTTCCGTCATTTTTCTTTTGTTTACGAGCAATATCAATACGATCGAACAGATAGCAAATAGAATCATATTGAGACCAAGTTGCATTATCATATAGCTGCTGATCCCAATGATCAATATCCCAATCGAAAAATTCATATAGAGTTTGTTGACCAAGCCAAGCAGTCATTCTACCAAAAGAATAAAAATTTTGAAGAGTTTTATTCAAATTGAAATAATTTTCCTTAGTTGAACCAACATTAGCAGCATTACCAAGATATTCATAAAGACTGCCCTTACCAATTTTTTTTCTCATATCAATAACAAACTGAGGAAACTTACGAACATTCCATTTAGTATCATTACCAAACTTCATTCTTCTCCAGTTTTTGTTATGCCAATCGATTAGCTTATCCTCTGGCATATTCCAAAAGTCAAGTTGCATAGCAATCATTGCCCAGTGATTACGATAAGACTGACCGAAATACATTGCATACAATGCTTTCTGTTCATTATCGTAACCAGAATAGTCGCAGATAACTTTACCGATGTGATGATGATCTAGGTCACCTTCTACAAATCTTGTATGTGTAACTCTAGAAAATGCTTCAATTCTATTTTCAGGCAAACGCCAATCTGTGTGAGATCCTAATTCATTATAACCAAAATATGTAATATCCATCAGAAAAATGCTTCCAAACTTGCCTTCTCATCCTTACCATAAGGATCTTTCATTCCATGCGCATGAAGGTAATCATACCACTCTTTTTCATCCCACATACCAGGAGATACGCCGTTCCAAAGAGGACGCCAAAGATGATGTTCCTTATTCATACGACGTTCATCAACATACTGTCTGCGAAGAACTTCATAATCCCAAGATTCTAATTCTAACATCTTTTCTCTGAAATAGCAAACAATAGATATACGTTCTGCCTTTTCGTGGTTCAATTTAATTTCTGTATTACCATGGATTATTTCATGGTTGTTAACAAGAAGTAGATCACCAGGGCGAACGTTTATCGCAATACGAACCTGCGGAAATACAAGATATCCGCCAGTGTATTCACCATCGCCAAGAACGAGAAGATTAGAAAGACCTTCGTTCAAGTCTCCAGCGTCTCGGTGACAAGCTGTACGGAAGGACTTGTTGACAGTGATCGTGGTGAAAACTGTTTCAGGAACAAGGAATCTTGGATCAAGCTTATCAGCTGCTGCTTTCTGATTATTCCAACGCCAAGGTAGAAGATCCTTGAAACCTTTATTCAAAGACTGAAGGAATGGATATGAAAGAGCAAACTTCTCTGGATTCTTTTCTGTATATGCTGTTGCTCGACCATATGGAATACGAGGATAACGATCATACCAACCAGCAACGCCAGACCAAACAGTCTTTGCGTAATTGGTTGTTGAAATCCACTTATTAGCAACTCGAGTTGATTCTTCTAAGATCATATCCTTTGGCTTATTACTAAGACCATCAACCCACTTATCGAACCAATCATGATAGTCTGGATATTCTTTACAAACTTCCGAACGTAGCCAAACCTGTCCGCGAATTTCATCAGAGTCTTTTGGATTAAAATTCTTATACTTTTTTCGAATGCTGTCGATAGAAACATCATTAAAAAGATTTGCACTCGGATTTAA